ATGGTTATTTTTCAATTATTTTTTACAAATATAAATATGCTTAAACATCCAATCGTTTGAGCATTTTCAATTTGATTTGTCTGAGTTGATCACCGTCCGTTAACAACAGAGAGTTTCTGTAGAGTTGCCATGGAATAATGAAACTCTTGTCCAGAACTCCATTGTTACATTCCTTAATGACTGTGTTGAGAGCATTGATGCTATACAATGTGTTACTCTCTTTCTTTCTGTGAATGGAAATGGTGTTAGCAGATCTTCTAGGTGACGGTAACACAATGTTGTAGGTTATATACAGATCATCCGGACGCTCCTGATCGCAGAACAGAAACATGCGATTTTCACTAAGGTCATATGTTGCAATGATATGTTCTGTAATAATATCCTGATTGCGTCTATGTGCAAATGTACATAATAATTGCGTCTTCACTCACCTCCTCCTTTTATATTTTTTCTGCTTCTGCTGCAAACAATCCTACAGATCTACCTGAATGCGAATAACCAACAGTATGTGCTCCTTGAGTCGCCCCGCCTGATATACAATCTTCAGTTTCTGCAAAATATAATTTTTGATCAGCTGGTACATAAAATATCAAGCCTTGACCATTACCAGTAGCAATTGCCATCTCTCTCATTTCCGTATCTAATTCTTCTTGTATTCTTAGATAACCTTCTTCGGCAGTGTTAACATTACCATATTCATCATTCAATGCATCGATTATATCTTGACGAAGATTACCATCCTCATCCTTGACACGCACTAAACTAAATTCACTTTTAGATAGACCGACTTTACTCAATGTTTTGGCTAGATTTGAATTTGCATATGTATTCAATCCTAATCTTATATATGAATTTTTTGTTTTCAGTTCTTTTACGTGCCAACCTTTACCATTAATATCAACATCATGAATTGCATTAGCTCCGCCTAACTCACCTCTGTTGAAAAGAAATGGAATAATCAATTCGCCTCTGCCCATTTCAGTCCCTTTTGAACCTCCTCGCACAGTTCCGATATCTGCCATTCCATAAAATTCAGTAGGTACGCTATAACCACTTTCTCCTAATGGAGGCGATGATATACTAAATAATTCTTTTGCTAATACATTAGCGTCAATATTATATAGTTCATCTAATACTTCGTCGATATATTTGGCCGTATATGTAGCAGATGTTATATCATATAAAGTAAAATATAACTTTTGCAACTTTTTATCAGGTATTATACCTTCTACTGATGATAACCACTCTTGCCAATGTTCTTCTTCAGCAAATTTACCAATCATTCTACGTTTTACTGGTATAGTACTTTTTCCCGATGCCGTTTTTATAGCTCTCGACATAGGTTTGAAATCTTTCTTGTTCATATCTTTTTCAAGATATCCAGTAATTTGATCAATTTCAGCTTTACTGAGTTGATATGTTTTATCTCCTATATTAATTAGCACTTCTCTTAAATTAAGTTGTTGTTCTTCAAGATCTTTGTCAACTGGGTCTGCATCTAAAAATGCTTGATCTAAGATGTCAGGTGATTCCTTGATATGCTCTGATAACACTTCGTGGAAAATACGCATTTCCTCAGTGCTATATGGTGGTTCAGCATAACCTTTAGGCAAACGGTAGAACCATTCCTGTATGACTTTCTCTTTGATGTCCATAGGATTTTCATATAAATATTAGATAATACGCTTAGTCATGTCTTGCATTGTGTGAAGATCTGCCCCTGCTTTGATTTTCACAGGAAAGGCTCCACGCTCTGACATCACATCTTTGAGTTTCAATATCAGCTCTTTGCCATCTGTGAGAGCATAATCAAACAACATGCTGTCATATGTATATAGTATGAACTTGCTGTCATGGCCCTGCAGTGTGTCCATTATTCTGTGTATCACCGTTATGTTGTGTTCTGTCTCAGTAGCCTGCAGCATGTAATTGAACAGCTTATTGGCATTCATATCATCTGGCAAAGCATCTTTATGCAGAGGCCGTTCAAATATAGGTGTCGTTACCTGTCCATTAGCTTTGAACTCTCTCCATAGTGTCTGCACATAATCATGACATGCTGCAAAGAATGGAATGCTACGAAACTCCTTGTCAATGTTTCCGTATAGCAGTCTGAAAGTGATCTGCTTGGAACGTTCATACTGTTCTTCTGTGAGATCATCACCGAAATAGTATTTGCCTAAATGTTCGTGAACAGATCCTTCTGGAAATTCATATCCTAAGATCTTGGCTATGAGTCGCACATGAAATGCATCGAAGTCCATTTCCAACAGCATGCCTCTCTGATGTCTGCTCACAAATGCACTCCTGCAACCGTTCTCCTTATTCAAAGCAGCATAATTCACTCCTCCATGCTTGTTGGATGGCCGGCCTGTGGCAGTGTACAGATTGTATTCACTGAATGTCTTAGGAGATCTGGTTGCAGTGAAATGTTGTTCAAACACTGACCTGTCAATCTGAAGTCCAGACTGTTCAATAGCATGAAAGGCTGCGATGGACTGAGATTCATACTGTTGAAATGCTCTGCTGTGACGATGTGTCTTATAACTGCTCATGAACACTTCTCTCATTGCTCTGCAACGCTCCATATGCTTGGTCATTGGCAACCAGTCATAACTGTTTGTGGTTCCGCTCCACCAGGCTCCCCAGGCATTGTGACATGCTGTATTGCTGTCATCCAATGGCAGTGGCTTTCCTGTTTGCCACCAATGCACCATGTCAGCATCCACCGTTCTATACGGGTAGTATGCCATTAATCGCTTTCTGCCCAATGCATAGATCACCTTGGAACTTGTAAGGTGTTGCAGAAGGTCGTTACTTTGGTTTACGCAGTCGAAATGATGGAATGGAACTATCCAGTCCTGTGCATCTGAGATAGTATAAATGTAAACGAAACTCAGTCTGGTATCAGCATAGTGTCGAAAAGCATCTGAGAACATTGGAATCCAGAAACTATCTGATTCCTTCAGAGATTCCTGCAATGCCTTGATGTCACCTGGATGTTCAGCTATTATCACGCATTAAATATAAGAAGAATATTTCAATGCACCAAATTATTCGTGAAATTCTGTGAGATCAGATAAGAAGTTTCTCAAACCAGGCATCGAGTTTTCATTTTTAGATATCACACGTCGATTTGCCTTACGTACTTCTTCTACTAGCCCTCTGATGGTCCAGGACAAATCTATCAAATTGTAAAGTTTCTGATCAATACCAGTCTGATTTCTGTCATTTGAATATTGATATGCACTAGATGATATTTCTATAATGTCCAACTCATTTATTTTCTGAGCAAAAAATCTTCTCATTGTGCCATTGCGCCGTTCTTGAGTTGTCGGTACTGGATAATAAGATCTAGGCGTTACATAACTATAAAACCTTGTACCTGTTATCTGAGCATATGTCAAGTTGTTTTCAGGAATATCATTGACAGTTTCATAATTATTTGAAGTCTCAATTCTGATGTATTTTGTAAGTGGCTGTGAATTTGCATTCGGAACACCGCCAGTATATACTGCTCCATTTGGATATATGTGATAAAGTCCAACATACTCAACTGTGGGAACCAAACCAAGATCATTATTCTCACTCTGTTGCATGAGCATGAATTCCTTACCATTTGTAAGTTGACGCAGTTTTACACGATTGAGGGGCGTATTCAATGGTCTAATTCTAAATGCTCTATCTGACATAATTACTTTAAAATTCTAGGTACGCATTTCACTTCAGTTGTCCAATCAACTCCATCACATTTTTGCTCCCATTCTGTCACTGTCCATCTCAATTTTCCTCCTCCAGCAATTGTACTTGGCAGCCCATTGAGTTTCAGAAGGCCTCCAAATTTCCAACCAACACAACCATTTGTCACCAATGTCACTTCCAATGGTATTGGTGTAGGATCAAGTTTTTCTGAATTTCTAAACTTTTTAGTTGCTCTACTGTTCACAAGCTTCCTTAGTCCTGCACGTGCTGCTTCATCATAACCTGATTCGCCTAATATTATTAAGGCATTTTTATAATCAGAGCTCGACGGGTCTTGCTTTTCAGCTTTTGATACTATACCAGTACCAACTTTTCCTGCGTTCTTTGCAGTACCATCAGAATCAGGAGCTTCTCCAAAATATTTAGCTGTCAAACTGCTTGGAACAGCTCCTGTGAGTTGTATTTCTCTCACACCAGATGTGCCACTGCCTATCTGCGGAACATTTATATTTAGAGCTGAAGGTGGAGCGCTACCAATGCTCATGTTCTTGTTGACCACATAGATGGTATTCGGATCATCCTCAGGCACATCTAATGTCAAATCTATCCAGTTACCGGTGTTCTGTCTGATAGCGCCGAATATGGCATCAAAGAATTTCTTCATAGGCAATTTACCTGACTCTCTGTCCTCAACTTCTACGTTACTATCCTCCATTATAGCCATTTTGGTCTGCTCAATCAATTGATTGATGAAGATTGTGTTAATGAATATGTTTAATGCTTTATTAGGATCAAAGAATGAACTGACATCAAATTCTGTCTTAGTGGCTGGAGTGCCATATGAATATGCATTGCTTGAAAACTTCCAAACCACTGCTGTGGGATCAGATGATATCATGCCAGGGAATATATCCACCTCGCAATATTTTTGACTATCTGAGATAGAAAATCGAGATCCTTGCAAACAGAATCTATTGACAAGTCTTATAAGGCTCTGAAGTTCCACGAAGTTGCAAGGTGTGTTATGGTCTTCAATACCACCAGGATGTATCAGACCAGGTGTCTCCTTGCTCAGTCCTGCCATTTCTGCAACTACGATAAAAACCATCTGCCCTCCTAAAGTGAAAGAATGAAGTTCTGCAAATCCATTTTCATTATAACCAGGATTGTTCAATCCATTGAACAGCCAGTTATCTAATTGACCTGTCAATTTCTGACATTGATAATTGATGTAGTCAAAGAAAGTCAATGTTTCGATTTCTTCATTGAGTCCCTGATAACTGGCTACATACTTTGCTCTGGTAGTAAATTTGTGATTCAGAATGTCCAGCTCATCATAGAGTCGGCCCGGGCCTTCTCCTTTGCTCAGACCTTTCACTGTCACTTCAAAACCTCCTAATCGATCCATTTCAAAATTGAAGTCAAATGTAGTGAAATTGCCTGATTCAGTACCTCCTGACGCTGTACCAAACTCTACATAAAATGAAGATCCCAGTCTCACTAAGTTTGAATACATTGTATTGAACTGATCCTGTGTGTAGGCTTTCAACACAACTTCACATCTTTTCAGAAGTCCAATGCCTTGTGTATGAATTTTGATTGATTTGCAGTGAGCCGTCGGAGGGCCGGAAGGAGATACATCAGTTGTGTCATCTTTAAATCCATATCCCGCTGCTGAACCTTTAATTATTCTTTCTCTCAATGTACCTGTGCTGGGAATATTCACTGACATCCCTCTCATAAAGAAACTCATTACTTCTCCTCTTCTGCTTGCTCCAGCATGTCTCTGTAACTCATTGTGCTGTCAGGGATACGTAACTGCATGCCCGGTGGTACTACTAATGTGCCTTTGCCAATCTGATTGGCCTCAGCCAGAATCCACCAGGCCTCTGCGGATCCGTAGAAACGATTGGCTAACAGATCTAAACGATCACCTGTTCTACTGATGATGAACAGATCATTGTCTGATCTTGGTATCTCAGGATATCTGCTACTGCGATATCTGTCTTGATCAATGTCAGTGAATTCATATCTTCTCTTCATATGTTATAAATATCTAACTGTGAAGAATTTGATGTTTGAAATTAACTGAAGCTTGTGGAGTTTGTACCAGACAACACTTTGAAGGTGATGCTCACTTCAGTGTAGATTGGCTTGGATCGATCAGAATCAATGTCCCATGGATATTCTGAATCCCAGTTATAGGTCAGATCAGTAATTATACAGCTTAATCCTTTGTAAAGTCTACCTATTGTCAAACTGACAGAGCCACCGCCACGAGATGATCCATATAATTGTCTAAGTCTGCTCCATTGTTCATTATAATGTTTTTTGTTGAAGGATGGTACTATGAAGGTCAGCCCTATGGTACGCTCATAGGAAGTGAACTGATATCGAGGATTCAGAGTCCCAATGTCCTGTGATGTGTCAAAGTTCGGACTGGATTGATCAGATAGGTCTGTTATGTAGGCATAAAAGCGTTGTCCAGCAATGACCATTTTAATGAGATCCGTTCTTTCAGCTGAAGTGTCTTTATCACCTTGTGGTTGATAATGCACATATCTTTTGGAAGTTTTGTCGAATAATACTTCTTCTGAGGAGTTTAAAATTTTTGTTACAGCATCATTTACATCTGTAATTGCATTCACCTTTCTGAAGTCTATCGGAACACCAGTTTTTCTGTTCTTTGCCATTGCTCTGATGCGGTTGTAATCTGAACTCTGCAGTGTATTGACAGTGCTGATGACTTCACCAGTCTCTGCATCAACTTTGATCTCAGTGTCTTTGACAGCATTTCCTCCTCCATACTGTGTTTCATTCGCTGCTCCTAACGGATTCAGTACATTGTTATCACTATGATTTAACCAGAGTTCATTGTTGGAAACTATGTTGAACAGAGAATCATGATAAATGCGTCTGGCCTGCAGATCAGGTATACCAAAAGTATCACTTGATCTTTCTTCGTCTGGTCTCAGACTTAGAAAGTTATTTTTATCTTTCACAGCTATCAGCAGTCTATTGAATCCATCATCAACATCTCTTCTCCCGTCAACACTTCCAATGTATCCAAAACCTCTGGACGATGGATTCTTTGCTATGATGTCATTGTAACTCTGATTTCCCAGATATCGCAATGGAACAGTTGCTCCTTGTGTTATGTTGTTACCAGAGAAGAAGAACTGGTTGGTCTGATCTCCTCTGCTAATTCTGGTCACGCCAATGCCTAACACGCTCTTTGGGCCTGCACGTCCAGTCAATATTGAGCTGGCTTGACCTTTTGGAAAATAACTTAGACCTAACACAGCACCTGTGTTTCCAGTACCCTCTATACTGTTAACAACGTTTGTAGCACTTCCATCTAAGGCCTCAAAATCTGTATCTCCTACACCGCCGACACCTCCTAAGTTTGATGATACATTTTCAACTGTGACAATTGCCTGGCTTCCAGCTCCTTTGACAAGCCCATACTCTCCTCCTAACTGTACAAGTCTATTGAATCGTGTGCGTTCTGCAGGGTCAAAGGCTCCTCTGTCCTGATGTATCTGTTCATATTTGCCTCTGGTAACGATAGGAGGTAAATGTCTGTCAAATCTAATGCCAAGACCAGAACTAACTGCATTCACTATCGCTGAAGTTGGATCATATAGCTGAGTTAGTCTCAATCCCTTTGCTCTTCCTAAAATGTTCTCCACATTTGGATTCATGAACTGAAGTCCAAACTGTTTGGTCAGGAAGGCAAGACCTTTTGGTGATATTGCATATTTGCCTAATCGTACAGCATCAAACACTGCTCTGGTTGCAAATGTTAATGGTCCTCCTCTTGGTATGTCCAATAGACCTGATATCTGACCACCTATGGTGTTGTCAAGTCCCCATCGTTGTGGATCAGAATTGTCATCTCTCTGAATACCTCTGAGTATGAATGGCTGTCTGGTGACACCAAATGTGAATGGATTATGAGCCTCATCTCTGACCTTGTACTTGTTGTACATGTCATCTATCGGAGAATTGGCAGTGTATGTGTCTGCCAGACCACTGTTGCTCTGAGCATTATATATGTTGCCATATCGATTCTGATCAAAGAATCCTGTCCTCAAGATGTCAAAACTATGAATTTGCCCAGCCGGGCCAATAGGAAACTTGCTGCCATCACCTAGCTGTGCTCTGCGTTTTGCAATGCCTCTGTTTGAAAATGTCACATTGTCGACCAGGAATTCATCTTTGGCAGTTCTGGTGAAAGATATGCTGCTTGCACCATCACGTTCAAAACCACGAGCTGTTATGCTTGGTATGTTGTCTACATTGTTCTGATATCTGGTTGTGAAGTTTCCGACACCTCCTCTGACAAATGTGTCTCTCGCAGGATTGCCTTGAGAGTCCAATGGTCGCAGATTAGTGGTCATGTTACCAAGGTTCCTGACACCTGTATGCTGATATTGAAATGCGCCTGGCACATTACCTTGCACACCAACGAAATCTGAAGCTCCCTGTTCCTGTTTTCTTGCCACAAAACCTTTGGCATCAGTGTTAGTAATGTAATCCACTGCAGGCGGTTGATTGCCATACCAGGAATACAAGGATTGATAGGTCATTAATGGCATGGCTTAAGCTTTTTTCCTGAATGAATCTTTAGATCTGAGCTGTCGGTTCACTCTCGCTCCATCCAGTTCCACTGACATTGGTTTGTCTCTGATCTGTTCCAATATACCACGCATTAATGTGATAGCATTCACTACGGGTGTCATGTCAACTGAAGCTCCGCCTCCGCCTCCGCCGGCTCCTCCTTCTGTGCCAAAGCCTGGCCCCATTGACAAACCATCTCGCTTGTCTCCTTGGAAAATACCACCAACCTTAGGAGATGCGACAATTGGACCGCCGTTAGGATCAATCCCAAGGTCACCCGTTTTTCTGAACAACTTCATACCTAGTCCAACAGCTGTGGCAGCTGCTGCTGCTCCTAATATTGGTCCTATGACAGGTATGGAAGCTGCGGATTTGAATGCTGTCATAGCAGCGCTGGCCAATGTTTTAAAGAAACCTCCGGACTGTATTGCATTAGATGCTGCCTGAATACCTATACCAGCTTGTACTCTTAAGTTTTTCAATTGCTCCATCGCAGCTATAGCTGTAGTTGTTATCAAACTTCTTTGTTGAAGACCTAATAATATTAAGAAAGCAGAACCAAAAGCAATTGTCGCTGCTTTGGACTTTTCAATGAAACCAAATATTGCTGACACGCCTCGCAGTATCATGTTAACTGGAGCCATTATCATTTTGAAAGTGAAACTAATCACTTTGAGTATTGGTGACAATGCTGAAAATACTTCTGTAAATGCTTCAGCTAATGGTAATAAGGCTTGCCCTAATTGTTGTTGCATTTTCTGAAACTCTTTCTGCATCTGCATTGCAGATTGTTCCTGTTCTAGTCTTGTCTGAAGTTCAGCTGCCGACATATTCATAATCTCTGCCTGAGACAATCCTAATCGCTCAGCTGCAGCAGCCTGTGCTTCTGTCATGCCAGGTAACTTTTCCTGCAGTGCCAATGATTTTCCTAACTGTTCAACTGACATGCCCGTCGCTTCAGCCAATTTCTGTTTGGCCATGAAGTCCAACTGATTGAATTCATGTATGGAACCAACCTGATTCAGCACCTCCTGAGTCGCTCCTGCTATATCTCCCTGCAATGCCAATTGCCGAGCTAGATCAAAGTTAATGTTCTTACCTGTCAATGCCTGGAATTCAAATTGTGCTGCCAAAGAGCTTTCAAAATCTAATAACTTCTCAGCCACGCTAGCCATATCAGCAATGGACATTCCTAACTTGTTAGCCTGTATTGCAGCTCGTTTCAATTCTTCAGTGTTACCTGAAAAGTATTTTGAAACCACAGCAGTGTTACTGGTTATATCATCAAAGACCTGATCAACATTAGCTCCTGATTTGGTTATGTCAGCTGCAAACTCTCTCTGTGTATCCACAAGATCAGTGGATGCCACACCCATGCTCATTAAAGTACTATTAATGAGACCTGCCTGTTCAGCACCATAACCAAATGCAATCCCTATCTCCGCTGTCTCAGCTGCAGCTTCTGCTGACAACATGCCCACATTGCCCATATTAGCAATCATGGCAGTCTGCACTTCCAATATGTCCTCAGATGCTACTAACTGATTACCTAATTGATTGGCAACATTCTGTGACTCAATCACCATCTGCTTTGTCTGAGCAACGTTCAATCCCGTTTCTTCTGCTAGATTCCTCGCAGATTCTTCATGGTCAATTGCAAGTTTCAATAGTCCAGCTAATGCCGCGGCGGCTGCAGCAATTGCAAGTCCTACCAACAGCATTGGATTTGCCATAACAGCTCCATTGAATGCAATCATACCTGCTCTTAATGAACCCATAAGGCCTACACCTTGCTGCATTGATCGAGCCATTGCAGAGAATCCGGCAGTCACGGCCATTGATAACTGATTATTTAGTTCTTCACTGCCTAAATTCAATCTACTAACAGCATCTTGTGCTTTATCAAACACCATTCCCAATGGAGAACTGGCAATCCTGTCTACATTTTTTGCAAGCTTGGCAGACTCAATGGCTTGTTTCTTCAAACCTTCTGCAGTCGATTTGCTCATCGTGCCTAATTTCACAGCATTATCTAACTGTGCTATGTACTGATTGGTAATGTCTTTAGATGTTTTATGAACACCCATCAAACTTTTGATGTTACCTTTTAATCCAGCTTGTATTTTTGAAGCCAGATCAATTTGCTGACTTTCCAGATCACTGATTTTCTGCTCAACTGCCTGACGTTTCTCTGCAACAGCTAAAGCTTTGGTCATTTCTGCGACCATTCGCCTTGTTGCCTGTACCTGTTCATCAGTCATTCTGTTCAGATCAGTCTGTATCTGTGTATATTCAGTCACAGATAACTTGCCGGCCTTTACAAGGTCATTGAGTTGCTTTTGAAATTTTATCTGATCTTGGCTAGCCATTTATTATTTACATTTAGGATGATCAGGATTTCTTTTGCACAATGATTTTATAATGTCATTGAGTCTTTCATGATAATTTTCCATATCTGCAAGTGCTGCCTGCAGCTTAGGATCATCCTTTGCAATATCATAAGCCTTTTTGTATTGCCTTTTAACTTTTCCTTTGATGAAGAGTTTTGCTATTCTTGACAGCAATCCTTCATTCAAGGTAATGTTTTCCTGCATTTGTTTTTCTAACTTATTCATAGCAGCTTTTTGTATAAATATGTTATGATATGATTTTAACGTTTTCTTGGCCTGTTGTTAGTTTTCAACTTTCTCATCTGTTTATCATGTTCTTCCTGTTGTTTTTTGAAGTAACTTGATAGTTTCTTGATGTGAAACTGACGTATAAATACTGGCATGTCCATTACGTCAGAATATGTGAAAGCACCTTTGGAATGAAATATCAGATCATGAATCTGATCTTCCTTCTGTAATTTATATTTCGGTGTCAGGCCAAAAAAAGTCCAATCCAATGTTAATTGAACTTCGAAAGGTATCGCCGGACTCTCCATCCGGCACTTCTATTACTAGATCTAGATCTGGTGTTACTGATTTGATATGCTTTCGCAATGCTCTGGAATCAATGGCAAACAACTCTCTATCAACAAATTTTCTGATAGCGCCATCTGATGAATCGCCATCAATTGATGTGATAACGTATTTCAACATGGTTGTCAAACTAGCATCTTTCTTAAGTTTTTTAATTGCTCTCTGTTCAGCGTCAATCTTCTTCTGTATACCATGTGTCAATAATGAGAATGTGACTTTACGCTTACTGGCTGGTAATTCAAATTCAAATTCATTTTTGCCATTTTCCAATTTGGACCAATCAATCTCTCGTTCGCCGATTGTAGTCAAATCCACCGTATAATCCACGTCTTCGCCCGTATATGGGCTTGTTACAGTTACAGGATAATCTTTACCATAGCCTAATACTCTCGCAGCAATCATAATGGCATTCTTGTCACAAAGCAATAGATCATTGTAATCAAACTTGGTTAATATCAGTGCCTGAAACAATTTATCTAACACAACACCATTTTTGATGTAACTCTGATTTGTCAGAATATCCTCTTCACGTGCTGTCATATATTTCATTTCGATAGTTCCAGCTTTCAGTGGATGACCATCTGGATACAATACTCCTTTCGATGGCAGTTCTACAATTTCACTCGGAACTGTTATTTTAGCAGATTCAACTGATTGCTGTTCATGTTGAGCAGTTGCTGCGGCAATCATTTCTGCGTCCGACATTGGTTTTGATGTTTTTTTCTTGTCCTGATAATTAGGATTGAGACTTTGTGACATTTATACTCCTGTTTAAAACTTGTTCAATAATAAATATGCAACTCATATAAAATGAAAAAGGTCTCCGAAGAGACCCTTTCACAATTTTGGATGTATGGCAATCTTAGAACTGTAAGATAGCGTAATCATATTTCAAAGTCAATTCAATTTCAATTGGATCTTCAGCTGACCAATCAAAATCTCCAAAGGTGGCAGATGAAATGAATGCACCTTTCAATGTCCATTCTTCTACTTTGTCACCTACTGGTCCTAAGGCATTGAAAGTGATATCCTTCTTATAAAAGTCTGAATATCCATCTCTACCTGTCACTGACTCATGATGCAATCGTACCCACTCCATTACAGCCTGAGCTCCTGATGGTACTACTGGGTCATATAATGTAATGGTTACATCTTGCCATCTGGATTTTCCTTTAAGCTTTCGCTCAACATTGATGTGATCCAAAATTACCTCACCTTGATCAATTGAAGGTCTGTTAGCCGTTCTGATCAGGTATGATGGAATACCCTCAATGTACATGATGAACCTGTTAGACATTTTAGGCTCATATGCCGTATAAAATATCTCGGTGGGATCTAATAATTCTGCCATTCTCTATATCCTTTTATATAAATATCCTGTTTTCAGATTTTATTCTGGAAACTCCGCTCCGGTTGGTAATATGTTGAAGTCAATTATAATGAATTCCGCAGTCTTAGCAGGCTGAAGGAATATCTGACCTCTCATTTCGTTTCTGTCAATTACATCCGGAGTGTTATTTGTTTCATCCATAACAACACGGAATGCAAATAAACCTTGACGCTGTTGCACATCTTCAAAGTATGGATTTGCAATACCAAGGAATCTGTTACGAGTCGCTGCCGTATTCTGTTCAAATACTAAGAACTTGGTAGTCGATGCAATGAACTTCTTAGCTGCGATCAATAATCTTCTGACATTCACTCTGTCAAGAGCTGATGCTTTCTTCTGCAGCGTTTTCTGTCCAAATACTGTCACACCCGTATTAGGGAAAGTTGCAATTGGATTGACTGAGGCATCATATAAGTCATCTCTGTTTGCCTTAGTCAACTTACGCTCTGTCATTACAGCAACATCAATTCCTCCTCTGTTCAAACCAGCTGGTGCAAACCATGGCGCTGCAACTCTGTCATTGAACGCATATACAGATGGTATCAATGTCGATGCTGGTACCCATACATTCTTTCCAAGATCTGCATCTGGTATTTTGACCCATGGCCAATAAACAGCAGCATAATTACTGTCTCTAGATTCTGCTTTGGCTGTAGCAGTTGATAAAGCAGATGCATACTCAACAGGATCGTATACTAAGAAGCAATCTGCTCTGTCTTCACACATATTGAGAGCCTCTGTGATTATCTCAGCGTGATTAGTGAAGTTATCAACTAGTCCAGGTAAAGTTATCAGATTTATATCATACTCATCTTGATTTTTCAACAATCTGATAGCATCTGTGTATGCTGTCTTTCCTTCAGTTGCTACTCCTAAATTGAATCCTTGAGTATTTGTGTTACTGATTTCATCATAGAAAGCTCTTGGATGTTTCACATTACCATCAGATCCTCCTGAGAATGAACCTGATGATGCTATTGGCAATGATCCTGATAATGAACCATCTCTGACATCGCCATTCTCATCTAAATATTTGTATGTGGTATTGGTTACTTCAACTCTAACGTATCTTGATCTATTTGGGAAAGATCCTGACAATTGTAAGAACGGATCATTCGTTCCGCTGTCTCTCATAGTGAACTTTTGGTCACCTATTGCTCTTGCAATGTAATTAGGAGTGGTTGGATCTAATGTAAGATTGTTATATTGTTCCAATATCGTTTTTCTACGATTTGTATCATCACCTCTTCTAATTAATAATGTGAATGTACCTTTGGCATTATTTACATTTGATACTTCCCATCTGAGATTATTAGCAGATCCAGATGTTAACAATCCATTTGTGCCTTCAGCACATGCACTGTTTTGATCTTCTCCGTCTGCTAATGTAAATATTCTGAATGCATTTGCTGTGCCTGCAGGAGTCGCACCTGAACCTCCACCCAAATGTCCTGAACTACCGGTAGTACCGGCTCCAAAGATAAACTGACTTAATGATCCTGTAGATACTCTGGAATCATTTCCTGCTACTCCTGTTCGTGATGATGATAATATTAAATTATTACCACTGATTGATGCTGAGAAATATGAATTTGCAAATGTATTGATCTCAGTTGCTAATCCTGATAATCCTCCTGTGAATCTATATAAATCTATTCCGGGGATGTCAGTACCTCCGCTTGAACCAGAAGTGAATAAGAATGAAAGACTTTCATTACCTTCAGCAACTAATTGTACGGTATCATTTGAACGTTGAGCAAAATTTACTCCATCAACACCGAAAATCTGAAACGATCCTGTAGAAGCTACGCCTGGAGTTGCAGCAGATCCACCTGATGATGAGACTTGAGTAGATGCTGGTCCAAAATCGCCTGCCAGAACACGTACTACTGTTAACGTATCAGCATATTTCAAATATTCCTGAACTGAATAATTTGTAAGATATTTGTATGCATCTTCTGCTGCGCCTGATCCAGATGAAAAATCTCCGCCAAATTTAGTTAAAAATTCAGAATATGATGAAACTCTGGTTGGTACTAACGCCGGCCCTTTCTGTGTAGGACCTACAACTGCTGCGCCAATGGCTTGAACAGCTGCGGGTAGAAACGACTGGTCAATTTCATTGGTAAAAACACCGGGTGATATAATCTTTTCGGCCATTTATATATTCCTTTGATTTATTTTTTTATAAATATCGACCGGAACTCCCAAACCTTATTCTGCAGGCTTAAATTCTCCGTTTGTGAGATCAACAGTGCCGGTACCATATTTTTCATTGAGATTAGTTACTAATTCTTTTTCTCTGTCAAGTAGTTCTTGATATTCCTTATTGAGACGTTCTTCTTCAGCTGCAATTGCATCTAATCTTTCTCTGGTAGTTTTATGTTCAAGATAAATATATCCAAACTCAGTCACCTTTCTATCAAAACCATCTCTGATATCTTGAATACTTTCAAGTTCTTCATTCGTAAATTTTATTGTTTCTGCCATAACTTTTTTTTAATAAATATACGTTTTATAGCTGTGTATATCCATCAGTTGATCTGTAACCGCCAGGCGGTGGATTGTCTACATCTGCATCGAAATTGTCTGTCTGCCTTTCGTTAGTAAATGTAATTTTTTTCATTGAAAATTGTTTCTGCAAATTACTAGTTCTCAATTCATATGGCATTAACAATGTACCTTTTGCGACGAATGGAATCCTTGCTCTGACAATTCTGTCATCTGTACCTGTATTTGTTGTTTCAAATGAATAATCACTTATATATACTGGAAATTTAAAAGTAGTTCCCCATGCAAATCCATTCAATGGCATTATCTGTTCTATTAAAGAGTTCAACTGTGTTGTATATGTAGTCCATAACACTATTTCATATGACACATCTAAAAATTCTGGAACTGGCACAACATAATATTCCTGTATAGGTGTTTTATTTTGTTGCAGAGAAAATCTGTCATATTTGTTAATGTTATTGTATTTGGTACGATAAACAAATCCATTGCCATCAGGATTCTGATTTACTCCCAATGTTTTAGGATCACGCTCAGCTATACTACTTCTAGTAATACTAATCAAAGGTGTCATTATCTTACCTTCGGCATCTCTCATGAAGCCTTTAGCTTGTATCTGAGCAAAAGTTTCTCCATTGGCATACATGACAGGAACTTCGATAACACTTTCATTTTCGACAACTACAGGTTTGATAACATCTCTGATATAACTTATCATTGCAAAATCAATATCTTCAATTGTAATTTTAGGTGTTTTGACAGTATCATCATCTCGCCGGACTTGATCAACTCGACGATTGATTGGATCATTTGAAAATGCTGATATACTTTTACGTAATTCTTTCTTTGCCATTATAAGTTCCTTGGTATATCAGATGCTCGATTTATTCCTGATCTAACTTCTTGTATGTTAAGCCTGTTACGTTTCACAACATGAGCAGTTGCAGTGATTGCTATGGATTTTCCAAATTCATCTCTTTGACCTCTTACAAAGCCTAAATCTGTACTAGGATTCTTGCCAGCGAAGTATTGTGATGAACTCACACCATTAACTTCATAAAATTCATTATCATATTCTATGATATCGCCTTCTTCTATTATTATATTCTTGTCTTTCAAATCATCTCTAAAAAAGGCAAATTCTCCAGATCTAGTCTGATCATATCCCGTTTCATCAGCCACATATGATTTTTCATCTTTTCTGATTATACAATTTATTGCCATACGTTGAAAATAAATTTTATTTTCAGTTTCATCATAGATATTAATACTACTATCTCTAGCACTTAGTTTATAGAAACCAATCTCCATGTCAATGAATTCATTGATAAGTTCTCTATTTAGGTGTCGTACTAAAGATGCATCGCGAGCTGATCCAAATAATGCCATACTTTATCCTATATAAATTTTCAAAGGTATTGCGTTAAACTGAGATGATAGCGCTGAAGCTTCGGCTGCTTTTCGCTCTAACTGAGCTTGCCGTGACATGCTATCCAACATCTGTGTCAGTTCGTTTATAAGCGAATCTTTTTCAGACTGACCTTGAGATAGAAGATCAGCTGCGTTAAGTGTGATATCTGCATTTGGTATTGGTATACTACTATATTTACCTCTGACATATCCTAACATTTCTTTTACACATGCTAATGCGTAACGACGTATCCACTGTTTACTAATATCATTTAGATTAGCATATGTAACGTTATCATAAGGTATATTAGATAAATCTGATACTGACGTGCCAGTACCACCACCATTTCCTGTTTCAGGACTACTCAATGGATTATTGATATCAGATTTTAGATAATAATCAAAACGGACCTTGGTAAAATTTCTTCCATTAGGTATAGGAAAAAATCTAATTCTGTTACCACTAAGTTCAAAACTGAATGCTGATTTTCTGATCTGATCATTGAATTCAATTGCCTGTAATCTTAGTATATCATAATAGATAGGCATCATCATAAATGATACACCAGGAGAATAATTACCGTAACCAAATTCTGCTAACAACTGCTGTGAGCCTAATCCAGTTCCTATAAATGGATCAAAGTATCTTACTATAGCAGGAGGAGCTTCATGATAAATTCTACGTATCTCTATAGCATCAATACCTGGTGAACCACTTTCAAAAGATACCAAATCAGTATCTGTGAAATCATAAATTTGTTTTCCAGATACCATATCAATTGAACCTGTATAAAATGTATGATTACCTCCTATGCCAGCTGCTTGACCATAACTTGAAGCTAAGTCTGTCAATGCAGTGAAAGATGGTTGGATAGCCTGTCCAGTTAATGAACCTCCATCTGTACTAGTACCATATACATTTATCATGTTGTCACGAGCATTGTACATGTTGACTTGAGTTCCATATTCTGATACGGCTTCTTCAAATGCTGCATAAAAATTAATATCCTGCAGTTCGACATCTACAATAGGGTATCCTAGACGCTTTGCACACCAATCAGCTACCTGATCGGCCTCTGCTGCAAAATCAACATCAGTGTCATAGAATGCGAAAGGTGTTTGCCCAGATCCTGGAAAGAAGGATGATGATCCTGGCCATATAGGAATGTTAGCTGCCATAGTCTATGAGATTTTATTATAAATATGGCAGATGTAGTTTAATCAATCGTTATTCGTCTACGTATGAAGCACTGTACCAGGTAATATATTCTGATGGTGCTGTGTCATACCATGTCCAGCCATTGAAAGGATAGGAATGATCTTCATGATTTGCTACTGTTAGTTGCCATTGCTGGTAAGGGCCATGTATAGTATGACCTGTCCACCAATAGTCTTCTGTACTATCGTAATTATAATAAGCTGATCCTGAATAAAACTTTGGCATAATTTTTAATTTTAAGATGTTGTAACTGTCCAACCTTTATCGGTTGCTATTGATGTATCACAAGTTGAAGCTCCTACAGTACCGCTTACATCTATTGTTTTTCCTGTTACTGTTGCTAAACTTTCAAATATTCCATCCAATACTTCTTTAGTCATTCCATGACAACTGCTAAAGTCTACATTGTTAGAAATACCAGGAATATCAACTACGTTTAAAGCATCACAATTAACAAATGTACTAGTAAATGTTGCTCCTGTATAACTCATATCAGCCTCCAATTTAGTTAACTCTCTACAACCTGAAAAAGCTTCATTCCAATTGGTTACATTATTAGAACCTGTAATATAAATAGCTTTAACTCTTCCTACAGTTTTGAATAGGTCATCGCATGTAGTATTTTGATGCATGCTAATACTCACAGGTGTTTGAATTGTATTAGTAAAATCTGAAGATTCAAATGTATCAGCTAAATCAGTTGCTGCAGTGAAATTGAAATGAGGCATATCAGTTAAACATTCTGCTAAATTAAACATTAGATCTGCAGAAGTGACCGATTGAAAAGACATTGATTCTAAAGTTTTCAATCCTATACAATTATTAAACATGTTTTGAACATTTTGACTCTTACCTACATTTAAAGGACCTAATGTATGCATATCATTACAACCTTTAAACATCGCATTAGTGTCAACAGCTTCGGATACTAAATCAGGATGTGGTCTGAAATCTCTAAAACTTGAACATGCTGTAAACATTCCATCTGCTTGAGTAGCAGCAGGGAAGGTTAAATTAGTAGGAAACATTTTATCTGCTAAGCTATGACAATTTTCAAATGTTGTTACTGTGTTAGCAACATTAGTAAAATCAAATATACCATCTGAGTTAGCAGTCCCGGTTGCACTATCTATTGTTTGATTACCTATTTTTCGTAATGAACGGCATCCCATAAACATGTCAAAGGCAGTTGTAGCATTAGGAAATTCCATATTCCCTACATTTACAAGATTTGAACAATTTCCAAACGTACCTCTTACAGTAGTACATGATGAACCACTAAGGCTTCCGGAGGGTCCGTCAGCATGAAGCATAGAGTGATTACCATTAAACATGTTTTGAGCACTTGTACAAAGAGAAAGATCTTGTCTAAAATCCGTATCTCCTATTGTACATGCTAGTAATGCATTATTATTATTAAAATGACTATCTCCAGTATATGAAGCATTAGGACTAGGATATCTAAAAAATTTACAAGCTCTATTCTGATTAAATGCAAAGTTAGTACTACCGTCTAGAGTTCCCATATTACCTACAAAGACAAATCTTTCTAACATTGTCCTTCTTGCTCGACTTTCTCCTTCTACTCTTAATTTAGTGAAATTGGTACCTGCCATTCTGATATCTAATGCGTTTATTGCCATTCCATCTAAACCTGGATTAGGAGTAGCAGTTGTAACAGTAGTTACACCCATTAGGAATTCAGTAAGTTGTTGGCCTGCCTGAGGTGTGATAGTGCAAGTAGCTACTTTATATCCTTCTGATGAAGCACTTGAAGCAGGTAGTGCAGACGCTGAATATATACGACCTGCTTCAGCATTAGCGCTATATGAATTAGAAGTACCATCACCCCAGTTCACATCAAAATCGCCGGCACATCTGAAATGTAGATAATTGGAACCAGTATCAAATACTGCAGTTTGTATTACAATTTTTTCATCTCCTTCACTTACCAAGGAATCTATGTCTGGCCAATCTGGTCTTATATGATCATAAATAACTCCTACCACTTCATGAGTAAATGAACCTGATGCGGCTGAAGTGCCATCTGAAGCAATACATTTGATAGGACGGTCTCCTAATAGATTGCTAGCAGTGTAAGGTAATGTCAATCCTGAACCTATGTAAACATTGTCTTCATACCATTCAGCATTAGTTAGAGTTACTCCTGCTGTATCAGTGGTGGCTGTGAACACTGCTGAACTAGACAGATAAACACTTCTGGTCTGTGATTGTTGTAATGTTAGATCAAATCCTCCGCCGGTGGCAGGAGCTGGTATTGTTATGTATTGCATCATATTGTTCTGGAACCACTTATAATGAATAATCCAACCGCAGCTGGAGTTATTTTCAATTTGTCAAACTGATTGAGTGTTATTGGCAAAAGCTGCTGTGAAGAGAATGTCTCAGTGTTAGCACTTGCAGTGACAAATCCTACCACATCCATTGATGCAGTGGAGGAACCTGTGAAGTTCACAGTCAAACCAAATGGAGCAATGTAAGTGAATGCTGTAGCTGATTCAAAATTGAAAAATGTTTCAAAACTGGTATCTATCACTTCTGCGGTGATAGGTTGTTGAAAGGTAACTGAATCTCCGACTGTGATGGGCGAATTACCTACTAAATGTGAGAAAGATCCTGTTACTCCAAATACGTCTCCACTTGCACTTATGTTACCAAATGCTGTAATATTAGTAGCTCCAAATATATCACCATCTACCATACTTATGCTACCTGATACTTGTAAGGCATTACCATCGTCTGGTTGTTTTCTTATACCAACATTATTACCTGCTAATGCTAATACGTGATTATCTGAATTATTACTATTGAAATGTAATCCATGATTAGGATAAATGATTTGTGCATCTCTGTTATCTCCATCAAATGTAGATCCTGATATTATTAAACTGGTATCAGTACCTCCAAATATTTGTTGTTGTACTTTAAAAGAATTGCCTACTATCTGACTACTTGCACTTATGTCACCATTTACAATTACTTGAGTATCACCAAACAATTGACCCATAAATTTATGAGGGCCTCCTGATGCTGTTAAATTACCAACTAATCTTAGTGATTGTGCCGGCTGCTCTTCACCTTGAAAGCCTATACTTACACCTCCAGCAAATGCACCATCAACATTGATATTTAAACGATCAATTGCTGTTTGTCTGGCTAATGCATTTTTACCACTTATTAGATAAGCTCCGCCGGCGGCTGTACTTTTTGCATCAAATCTATTAGCAGTTATATTTCCACTTGCACTTACAGCTCCCGACGCTGTTACATTTCCAAATATTACATCACTACCTGTTATTGCAAATGATGCAGTTTGTGCATTAGTTACAAATGAAGCAGTTTGTGCATTAGTAACTAGATTAGATAAATCTTGATCACCAGTGTTTGTACCACTTAAATTATTGGCTATGATATCACCACTTGCACTTATATCTACAGATGCTGTAATAGATCCTAAGCTGTTAAATCCGGCAACACCTGCTTCTAGTGATAAAAATTCACCCCTACCAGCTCTTACTTTAGTACGAGTACCTGTACTGTCTTGTACATTAAGTCCCGTTGTTGGATCAAATTTAAGTCTTCCAGTTTGGACTCCTGTAATTCTATTTCTGAACTCAATGGTATCATCATCAGTAATTATATGATTGAATGAACCTGTTAGAGCTGTAATTGTGGCACCACTTGCACTTATGTTGCCAGATGCTGTAATATCATTAACTACTATAGATGGTGTTCCAAATAAGTTACCTGCTTGATCAGCTGTTTGAGCATGTGAAGAAGACACTTCAAATGTTATCTCATGAGATGCTGACACAGCAAACAGTGCATGTGATGCAGTTACTGCAAAGGATGCAGACGTAGCTGTACCAGAAAAACTTCCTGTTATGCCTGCAGTGGCAGTGATAGATCCAGAAAATATGGCAGGACCAATATTTGTAAATGTTGATGATCCTGATATTGTAAGTGATCCTGTGATAATTTGATCTCCTACAAAACTGTTAGATCCAGTTACTGCAAATGATCCGGTGGGTTGTACAGCACCGTCTGCGCCGGTCGGGCCTTGAGGTCCTTGAATGCCTGCTGCCTGTACAACTACTGTTTGACCAGATGTTGTCACATTTACTGTATTCTCATTTGTTGTTACTTGTGTTGACATGTTATATAGTAGTTACCTGCTGTGTTACTGTCACATTACCTTCCAACAATCTAGTTCTTATCGACCCTGAAGTCAATTCAATGTCATATACTCCTTTGCTGAATGTGAAATTATCTGTAACACCATAACCTATATACACTCCTATACTACCTGAAGACAATGGATTTGTCAAATTGCTGCCAGATAAACTTAAGAATGATCCAAAAACTGTTTTTGAATAATTTGTTCCCGAAGCTAAACTAGATGAAAGTGATGCAAATGTTGTCGCAGTATCTCCAGGCCTGGCGTCTTTGATTTGCATACTGGCACTGTATCCTGTTAAATCTACAAGTGTGCCTGAACTGTCCTTGTAAACTATTTCAAAATCGGTAGTTGCTCCTCGTTCTACAACAAATGAATATTTACCTGCGGCCATAGCTTATTTTCATATAAATATAGAAGTTTTAACTTAGTAACTGCCATTAAGTATGGTGAGTAGTTCATCAATCGCCGGATGTCTATGAGAGTCCTTTAAAACCGTTTTAAACACGTAATCAGACCCGGTTAACTTGCTCATGTCATGATAAGCAGAATAGTTAGGATCTTTCAGATCTATTTGAAATGTGTCACCACAGAATATCATTTTACTGTCTTTACCTAAACGACCAATTGCCATAGATAACTGTGATCTAGTCAGATTCTGAAATTCATCTACTATCACAACTGCATTATCAAATGTTCTACCTCTGAAATGAGCTAGTGCCACAAGTTCAATTTTTTCTTCTTTTTCAAGTTTTTCCAGAATGTCTGGTTTATTATATACTTTACGCATATTACTTCTGATAGGAACTAACCATGGTTCCATTTTTTCTTTTTCACTGCCAGGCAGAAAACCATTATCTTCAGTTGCTACTGTGGGTCTTGTTATTACAATTTTATTTACTTCACGTTTAAATAAAAGATCTAATGCAATCTGACAGGCTAACAGAGTTTTGCCAGATCCTGCCTTTCCTAAAATAAAGTTATAAGGTTTACTTAAAATTTCAGCTTTGGCTGCTTTTTGCTCTTCAGATAATGTAACAGAGAAACGAACAGCTCCTTTTGGCGGAGCCTTGTCAATATTTTGTTTTGCCATATAATTGCCGTTATATCGGTTTCATATAAATATTGAACAAGCATATGAACAAAAAAAAAGGGGTGCCGTTAGACACCCCCTTTCTTTAACTCAATTCAAGTCATGTTTAGATAGTATCCAAACCTGCACAATGAATCTTACCATAGAACTCAGGACGAACCATTTTCTTAGCATAACGAGTCATCACACCTTTACGTGGAGTAAAGTTAGATGGATCGTATACTAATGGAGTCATGATTAATGGAATGTATGGAGCATAAACAGCACCAGTTTCAAGGAACTGACTTCCTCTGTATCCTAACAAGATAGTGTTTTCTGTCATGTAAGGATTTTTGTAAACTTGGTATCTGTTATTGATAGCACCTACTTTCTGTACACCCATTGCAAACTGCTGCTGATCACCGTCTGTATCTGCAGCGTATCCAGGAATGCTTTCAAGGATGGTAGCAACTGTTGGAGAACATACAAGGAAGTTAGCTCCACCACGTAATGTTAACTGGTGAATTTTGTTACTAACTTTCTGAATCTTCGTACCAAGAGTCTGGAACCATGTTCCCTGATTGTAAGCCTGAGCGGTTGCATTTGATTGTACAAATGAATTTGTACCACCGTCAAATTCAAAACCAATCTTAGCAGACCATCTCTCAGTTGTCTGAGCATTTGAGATCAACATGTCTAAGATCTCTAAGTCAATCTCTTGCGAGATGTATTCAGATAACATAGATGTCAATTCTGCTTCAGCATCAATTGAGTGATATGCATTGAGGTCTTGAGCAAATTCTGGTGACCATACAGCCTTCAACTTACGTGTCTTAGCAACAATTGCCTCGCTACGTAGCTCAAGGTTGATTTCTGGAATATCCAATGTAGATGCGTCAGTGATCTCACCTCCGTTTGTGTCCTCGAAGTCACCTCTGGCCGTGTCAGTCGGAGCTTTGTGATAAGCAACTTCAATGTCATCAGCTGTTATTGATTTGTAAATTGCAGGAGTACTGTCAACTTCAACTAAGAATAACACTGATTCGTGATCAAATACGCCATTATCAGGAGTTGCCACTCTTGTAAACTCAGGAACTACATTCAAGATACCTGAACCAGACACGTTGAATGCTCTCACACCATTAAGGTCTGCATTACTTGTTCCCGCTGTTCCTCCAGTGTCTAATTCAGCTGTTTTAACAGCAAGTACTTGATATGATTTGCTATTAGCAGCTGTTGACGCTGAAAATTCAGAATTGAAATTTGTGAACTTGTCTAGCTGAGCTGCTGTCAATGCAGTAGCTTGATTAGTGAAGTCGTTATTGAAAGGATCAAATGATCCAGTAATGGCATCTGCTGAAATGTCTAATACTTTGTTGACATCATTTACAGAATATCCAAAACGACCAGGCCCGTAAAGACCTTCAGTAGCTGCAGTACCAGCAGCAACGCCAGTTCCACTTCCACCATCATTAGTAATACCAAATACTGAGTCTGCCTGAGATGTACGACCTTGACCTGTTAGGAAGTCATTACCTGTAGCAGTATTGAAACCAGTAGTACCTTGTGCAGTACCATATTTGAAATCTAAGTAGAACACAAGACCTGATGGCAGGTTCATTGGTTGTACTGAAACGAAATCTTTTGCTGCAATTTCAGCAAAGATTCTACGCACCAAAGGAAGTGCAACACCAGCCCACTCTTCGCTGTTAGCAGCTGTGCCAGTATTGTTTACCTCAGATACGAGTTGCTTAGCCTGGTTCTCAAGGAGAACTGCCAGACCTCTACGCTCTACCTCAGAGCCGATGCCTTCCAAGAGACCTGTTCTTTCCCACTTTTTCTCAAGTTGGATAGATGCAGCCGTTTGATTAGCATTTGCGTCTTGAGGTAATAAAGAATTAATATTCATCGTATTTTCCTCTTATCGATTGTATGTGATTAATTTATTCCATCTTGCTGCAAGTTCGTTGCCCTCTGTTAATACTTTTTTAGGAGCAGTCGATGTACTTGCTTTAGATGCATAACTTTCTTTTAATTTTCTTTTCGCAACTTTTCCAGAACCGAATGACTCAGCCAATGTGGAGTAGATCAATTTAACTTCGCGAATATTTGATGCGCGATCAAAGTTTTCAATAACTTTCAATTTCTGAGATTCGTTCAAAGAATGATTAC